CTATTTAGACTTGGGTTCGTAGGGTAAACGAGAGAATTGCAGTGAACGCTGGCGGTAAAACATCACGCGTTCGCGAAAGTAGTTACGCAAGTGCTCAGGTTGCTCTCTCTCAACGACCTCTGGAATGACCGGCATATTGTAACGTTCTTTGAAGGCAACGCCTGAGGCCGCCAAATCTACGTTAACTTTATCCATCTCTTCTTTGGACAATTCTGCCAGATTGTACCCCATACCGCGTTCTCCTGCCTATTGACCACAAATTGATGTGTGCCACGGTAAAGTAGCGACAGGAAAATGGCAAGTGTTCACCTGAGCATGTGGATGTTTATTATTCTCATTATGAAATGGGAATCATTTTTAATACAGGTGTGCCATAAATGATATCGCTCGTGGTTGTTATTTTTGATAATAAAAATGATTCGCAATAATATATTTAAATTAAGGGTTAAATGATAATAAATATCAATCAATTAATGTTTAAGTTGTTGATTATTATGTTTTTTTATTTCTATCTTCCATCAATGTTAATAAAGTGTTTTTTATTTTGTTTTTTCAGGCATAATGCCCTGAATAATTTCACCTGCCGGGAAAATAGGGAGTTAGCATGTTAAAAAAAGAAATGATTCAGAAGCTGAATGAGCAACTTAATCTGGAATTTTATTCCGCGAATTTGTATCTGCAAATGAGCGCATGGTGCGGTGACAAAGGTTTTGAAGGTGCATCCAGTTTCCTGAAGACACATTCTCAGGAAGAAATGCAGCACATGCAGCGCCTGTTTGACTATCTGGACGACACCGGAAGCCTGCCTGTATTAGGCGCGATTGCTGCACCGCCGATTGATTTTGATTCACTGGCTGATGTCTTCAAGCTGACCTATGAACACGAACAGCTAATTACAGCAAAAATTAATGAGCTGGCACATGAGGCGATGGCGCTGCAGGATTACTCCACATTTAACTTCCTGCAATGGTACGTTGCTGAGCAGCACGAAGAAGAGAAACTGTTCCGTTCTATTCTGGACAAACTGGCGTTAGTCAAAGCCAGCGAAGGCGGCCTGTTCTTCATCGATCAGGATCTGAAAAAAATGTCTATGGCGGCACCGTCAGCCTAACGGCGAACGACGCTCCTGTTAGCCAATGATTATTTGAATGACGCGGGATAACATTCTCCTTATCCCGCCATTTTTCCCCGCCGAACGACCCTTCTGCCTGACCCAAGCTAGCGATGTTATTCCTGAATTCCGCACTCGACTTCACCTCCCTCTGTCGCTATGATCGTCTCAGTAGTGATATACAACATTCTGTTTTATAAGGTTTGAGGCTGTCTTTCTCTGATTCGGATAAGACCGCAAAACTCACACACATCACTGTCTGAATACGCGATGTCGGGAATACCATGATGAAGAAATTTTTGCTATCTATCGTGCTTACCTCACTTTCTGTGAATGCTTTTGCTGCCGCTAAACTGGCAAATGTCAGCCGGTTTGAATACGGCGATCGCTGGGCTTTCACGCGTGAAGAAGTTCAACTGATTTGCCGCCCTGGCAATGCGCTATATGCCTTACATACCGGGACGCTGATGCAATATCCGCTAAATGATGTTGCGATTGCGCAAATGAAATCTGGGCAGGTGAGTGCGCAGCCGATAGACGCGATCTGGTTGGATGACCCTAAGCATCCTGGACAGAAGAAAAGCCTTCAGCCCTTTATCGAACGTGCAGAGCAGCTGTGTCAGCCAGATGCTAAACCATGAAGTGATTGATTTACTTATCAATGTTAAATAATTATTTCTTTGTGGTTAAAATAAAGTGTGAAACATGTTCCATTTGTGATGATTGCGAATAGGTTAAGGCTGGAAAACGCGAGGGAGTTGGCTAAGCTTAACTCTACAGGGCTAGTACAGCTTGTATAAATGCCAACTTTTAGCGCACGGCTCTCCCAAGAGCCATTTCCCTAGACTGAATACAGGAATCGTATTCAGTCTTTTTTTATGCATTTGATTTTTAAGTGTTTATTTTTTATTTTCACGAAAATACACGAAAAATCCACGAAATTATATATACGGTCTTTTATAAATAAACGTACTCCTTCCCTCGCGTATCCAGATATTTCTCTGTCATTTTTGCTGATTTGTGACCCAGTAACTTCTGAGCAAATTCCTTTCCGCGTTCTTTCTCATACAGCCTGCCTGCCAGACTCCTTATCTCATGAAATGTTGGAGGCCTCTCGTCTAATTCAATTCCTGATGCCTTTCTCGCTTTAACGAATCCCTTTGTTAGCCCGTTGAGTTCGACAGCTCCGTTAAGGTTATTTTTTCTAATACCTACACTAATCATGTAATCAGTTTTGCTGGTATCACGACACCGATCAATCACATCACTCAGGCACAACCCAATAACATCAATTGTTAGATTGAGCGGGAGCGCGATTTTATTTCCTGTTTTACCCTGATCAATTAACAGCCTATCACCAACGATGTCGCTGAATTTAATTGCGGCAACATCTTCTCTACGCTGGCCAGTAACGAGCGCTAAATCCATCGACAACTGGAACCACATAGACTGCTTTTCAGCAGCACTTCTAATGGCTTTGTACTGTTCCAGTTCCAACCTCTCTCGCTTTACGTTTGGCTGTGGGGTTCGAGTCGGCAGCACAGGATTATTATCCATGTGACCCTCAACAATAGGCCCTCGAACTATTACTGCACTGCGTCAGTATTTAGCAGCGAGAGGCGCGGAGGCTGAACGTGTTTTACTACGCGCATTGAATTGCAGTCAGGGAGCTCGTTATCTTGAACTGGCAGAATCGCGACCTGCGAATGAGGCGTTTCTGTATGGCTGGGTTCGTGAGCGCGTTCAGCTATGAGCATTATCCCTAACTGGAAATTAGCCACTGGTACGCTGGTGGCTGGAATCATCGCTGGCGGCGCATTTTGCTGGTGGATCACATCAACGAGTTATGACGCTGATATAGCGACACTGAAAAGCGAACACGCCCTTGTGCTGAAATCCGTATCAGACAAAGCGGCAGCAGATAGCGAAGTGGCTCGTAGCCGTGAGCACAGTTTTCAGCAACAAATCGCAGCGTTAGACGCTGAACGAGCAAAGGAGCGGGAAAATGCGCAACGTGAAAATGAGCGCCTGCGCGCTGATATTGTCAGCGGCAAGCGTCGCGTGCAGTTCGCCAGCGCCGCTCTTGCAACCTGTGAGCTCAGCTCGGGAGCAGTACGCAGCGCCAGCAGCATGGGCAATGCAACCTCCATCCAACTCTCTCCGGCTGCTGGACGAAACATTCTCGATATCAGAGCCGGAATAAAGGACGACCAGGCTAAATTGGTTTATCTGCATGAGTACGTTCGAGCGCTACAGCAACGAGGCATTGTAGCAAGGTGATGTAATAAACCGCTGCCATATAATTTAGATTATATATCTCTTCGATTTATGTATGATGTGGATGTGTTAAATGATGAGGTGAGATCCATGTCTAGCGATATAACGGTTTTATGTTGTGACTGTCGGGAAAATTCTTGGGGCGTTGAGGTCTCAGACGAATTAGCTGAGTCGTATGAGAACGAAGTGGAGTTTGAATACGACCCTTATGATGGCGAACACTATCCAATGCCTGATAGTTTTTTCAAGTGGGCTTCAGATCATGATTTCCGTTCAGGATCTTGTAGTGAATGCGGTAGTGATGGCGCTTTTCGTGGCTGGTCTGATAGCGATTAATCAAGCAATCTAACTATCTAGCATTAGTCTCATAACCCAATTAATTGCAGGATTACACGTGGGTGGTTGTGCGATAGCATACTGCGCCGAATAACATATTCCTCTTTGTCGATTGATTATCACCACAATACTCTAGCCCCGGCATCTGCCGGGGCTTTTGGTTTCCGCAATCATTAAGTTGAGGCACGGTCATGAGCTATCATCGATGCACATATTGTGGCTCACCGTTCAACGGGATTATTTCACCCTCATAGAGCGAATCATCACCATGACAAAGCAGGTAGGATGATATCTGCAGGACTACATCAAAGAGCAGTGTTCAAATTAGTGAAGGTGAAGCCTCGAGAGGGTAAACTTATCTCCTTTATTAGGTTTGGAGATAAATTATGCAGACTGATCTTGAGTATTTGAAGGGAATGCTGGGGGTTTTTATTAGTGCTGATGGCCCATTGATAGCAGCTACAGATCTCAAGGATGCAGGATACGAAATAAGCAGCGCTAAGGGATTGTTTCATTATTACCAGTTGATAGAGAGGGGATACATAAGTAACAATTTCCTTGAAACAGGTAATCCTAAGAAACTGGGGCTTGTGATTGGGATTAATGGAATCGGAGACTGGCCAGCTAATATTAGGCTTACATCATCCGGCCAAGAGTTTGCAGAAACATTGCAACAACAGGACGTTTTTGAAAAATTAAAAAGTATAAGCGATCAGCCATTATCGGTCTTGAAGGATGTAGGTGTTGAATTGCTCAAATCATATGCGAAAAAGAAATTTGGTTTACCAAGCTGACCGCCTTCGGGCGGTTTTTTATTGCCATCACACCATTCATTCCTGAGTGAATAGCGTAATGGTTTTATAAAATGCTAATAACTCCGATGGTACCGCATAGTAAACAGCATATCGTATAGGTTTACGTGACTGCTTGTATCCGGTACCACGGGGATTATAGTTTCCTGCATAGAGGAATATTCTGTTATGGCTGATAAATACATCACACGGCCATACCCGCCACCTCACCTCATGAACGAATTCAGCGTATACACCAGGCTAATTCCGGCAAACGAGATTTATGATTGGGTAGACAGGCAGATCATCAGCGAAAGCGGAAATCTGTATAACCCGGATCATTTCCATCTGCATACGGCTGACATTGCGTTTATGTGGGCGTCATCAGCATTCGAGAAAAAAGGCCGCACTGTTCTTGGTCAATGCGAAGAAGTGATGATGCGTGCTGGTGGGTGGCAAAAAGCGAGAATGGAACAGCAGATGCATGAATGGTTCGGGAGAATCCCAACATTCATTATCACTCTGGCTGCTGACTACTGCGCACAGTGTAGCGATTTGGATTTCTGCGCTCTCATCGAACATGAGCTTTACCATATTTGCCACGCTACTGATATGTTCCACACTACCCGCGAACGCTTCCAAAATGAAATAGCAGACATTCCGATCGCCAATAAGGCATATCGATTGCGTGTACTAGATCGCATGGCTACGAAGGCTGAGAGCATGAAAAACATGGCTCTTACAGCGTCACTGATGGAGCAAGCGGCAAAGGAAGTGGGTGATGCATACTCAAATAAGCAGAAGGTTGAATTGACGGGCAAGGATGGTGGTCCTGTAAATCAGGTGAATTACACGCCAGAGGATTATACAAAGGCGCAGGCGGCGTTAGAAAATCAACTGCCTGATTTGGATTGATTGCAGCAGAGAAAACACAGGAAAAAATCGGTTTCATCTGTCGTTTTGCTCGAACTGCAATAGTGGCGTTTTGTTATCAAAATGTTGTTGTCGAAAATCCTCATTTATTACCGAGAAAACCCAAGCTTTTAACGCTTTCGTGGCGATTTTGGCGCGAGTGCCGATCGCGTGGTGCGCAAAAGCACCATTATGTTAAAAAGGGCTAAAATCAGCCCTTTTAGAAAGTATGAACATTTATCTGAGGCCAAGGATAGAGGAAAGGCCGCCAGATTCGTCCCTAATATTAGTTGTAGTGCCATTTACCTGGACAGAGCGGATACCATTTTGTGCCGCCTGTTTTGATGAGTACATTTCACTGGTAGCGATCACTTCATGGTTACTCGCTTTTAGCACCCAGTAATATTGTTGCTGTGTTGCGGTCGGTGATTTTTTTAACTCGTAATATCCCATTTTTTTCTCCATAACCATGCTGAGTGCATGGGCATAAAAATTTTAGTACGACCAGCAGATTGTTCAAGCCGATTGGGACTGAAATATGAGCCAGCTACTCGAATGGGAAAACTTGGATTTCCCCGCTCGGGTAGCCCTGAAATCCAAGTCTGAAAAATCATTCCTAAACTTCACCCGCTTGTGGTTTGAGATGCTACAAGGCGATCGCTTGCTGGTGAACTGGCATCACAAAATGATGGCCAGCAAAATTGATGATCTGGTGGCTGGCAGGTTGCAGCCCCGAAACCTGATTATCAACGTTCCGCCAGGTGGCACAAAAACCGAGTTCGTTTCCGTCCACCTACCAGCCTATATCAACATGCTGGTGCAAACGGAAAAGCTCAGGAAATTCCGCAATCTCAATATTTCATTTGCTGACACACTGGTAAAGCGTAACTCACGCCGCACGCGTGACATCATCGCGAGCCCTGAATACCAATCGCTATGGCCGTGTCGGTTCGGCGTAAATCAGGCTGAGGAATGGGAGGTCGTCAACGGTCGCGGTCGTACTGTTGGACAGACGGTTTCACGCTCCAGTGGTGGACAAATAACAGGGGGGCGTGCTGGTTACCCCGGTCCTGATTTTTCCGGTTTCGTTTGTCTCGATGATTACAACAAACCGGAAGACATGTTTTCCGGTACCAAACGTGAGAACGCCAATCGCCTGCTAGTGAACACTGAAGGCTCCGTAAACCGAGCTTTAAAATGAATTACGGAAGATGGGTAAAGTTTGATGAAGGCAAGCCGATAGTTTACACTGAGGAATAAGTGACACACATTGTGTGTGTCACCAAATGTTCAGCAACCATCAGTTAGGATAACTGGATGAGATCACCAAGCCCAGCGAAAGAGTCAAAGACGATTTTTGATGAACTAACACAATGTTTATATTCAGATGGCATTCTGACTGAAATGCAATTCTTTCGTTATATCAAAGATATCCATGCACTAAAGGATTCTCAGGTCGAAGATTGTTTGCTTGCTTTTGCTAATGCTGCATATGGTAGAAAAAGTGAAGCTATTAATTTTTTCGAACTGGCTATTGATAAAACGAAGAATGTGTTAATCGCTGAAAACTACGTGACTTACTTTGAAACTATTGGGAGTTTTCAGGATTTATCTCAACTTTCGTTAAGAATGGCTGACGCTTTTGAGTACAAATCTCTTGCTAAAAAAGCCTTTAGTTTAAGTATGTTAAACGGAAGGATTGATTTAGCAAAAGAGTATTTTGCTAAATGCCTCAAGCTTTGCAGTGATGATGAGAGAGAGGTTGTAAGAATGGAAATGTCTCTAATGCTAGAGGGTGCAACTCTTTTTAAAGAAAGGGTTGGGTTTACGGATGATGAATTTATTTCTTTCTCAGAAATAGTTATGCGAACTTTTGATGCTTACAATCAAAAGTGTTCTTACGCGGTATATAAATTAATAAATGAAGGGCCAATCAACAATTACACGTTATCGGTAGATAGTGATGATGTTGAGGTTATAGCTGATATGAATTTAAGTGTAGCTATGGCTTTTGCAGAGCATGATGAATTTTTAGGGAAAAACTTTAGCGTGTGGTTCTTGGGTAAGGATGATTAATTATGGCTGTTAACAGTATAGACTTCCTTAATTTTGCAATTGATAGTGCTTCTCGTGGCGATGAAATAGGATATAGAAATGCTGTTGCTAGATCTTATTATTGCGCCTACCACACCGTTTGTCCCCTAATGAAAGGAGGCCCTAAAGATAGTCATCAAGGATTGATTAATTATCTTTCAGGTGACGCATGGCGTACTAATGCAGAAATATATGATAAAGATAATCTAAAATCACTGTCTTTTATTCTGAAATTCATGAAAGATCAACGTTGTCTTTCTGATTATGTACTTGATGGTAATGTTAGAAAGAAAGATGCAGATGTTGCTATCTCTACGTGCAATAAACTAATTAACAAATGTTCTGCGATGAGCAGACTGGCAGCATCTTAACTTCCAGGGCGTGAATAAACATGTGAGCATTAAGCTATCATTTGGCTCATTTCCCCTTTTTACCTTAAAGAAAAAAGACGACTACATAATGGGGATTTTTACCTCTTACGTAAAACTATTCCTCTGAATATTATATTAACCCGCCGAGGCGGGTTTTTGCTTTCTAATAGACGCTTTATTTAGGTAGTGCAAAAAGCCACCTAGCAGTCTCATGTAGATCTAAACCGAAACCCCAAACGACCAAACCAAAGCAGATCACTACCGTAGCTAAAATTTTCTTGTTCATGGCACACCTCAATTGTTTAAAGACCCAATCTTGTCATGTGCGTAGTTCATAATTACAGCTTTTAACGGGACGTTTTGTGGTCGAAAACCAGAAAAGTAGAAAATTGATCTAAATTGGTTTTAGCGCATCCGTGCGCCAGTGACTAAATAAACAGATTCGACAATTTAGCTGCGAATTCCTCTTTTCTGGCGATAATCCAACCCTCGCGCCGTGCGAGTTCGGCGAACGTGTTCCAACTTGCCACCAGCTCATCAGGTGCGATGGGCAGCGAACCTGTCACAGAGCCGTTGGCGTCGAGGTACAGCAGCACGCGGCGGGAACCTACAGGCGCTACGGCAGTCTTCGTTACCTGCTGCCCGCGCTGGATGTATTCGCCTTCTAAGGCATCGAGGTAGCTAATGGCCTCATTGATTTGGTCTGGCGGTAATTGCTGGATGTTTTCGATATCAAAACGCTTGTGAACCAACTTCCAGATATCGGGGTAGATATTGCCGACGCCGGACGTGATCAGGCGTTCGACAGTCTGACGCAATGGGGTAAAGTCGGCACAGGGTCTATATGAATCGCTGGCGCGTCAGTCTCCCCGACGCGTACAGCGACATAGAAACCAGAATCTTCAATCACGGCATATGAACCGATGGGGCAATCGGTGAGCATGTCGCTGTCGTCTAAAACGCAGATTGTCGTTCCGTTATAGTTAATGACTTCCATTTTTACACCCGAAATTTTCCCGTCCAT